ATAAGTAATAGCTTTTTGAACATTAACATTCCATTTATGAGCTATACAAATAATAGCAGCATCACTTTTAAACAAAAGTAACGTTAAAAAATTAGCAAAACCCTGTATTGAATAAAGATATATCAAAAACCCTCTATGAATATATGAATATATTCCAACTAAAAAGAACCAAATAAATTTTAATTTTTCCATATTAATATATTAACAGTTTAATTAATTGTTTACTACTATTTAATATCACCCCAATTATCCCCAAATTCATAGTCTACTTTGTTAGGTATTTCTAATTTAATTGAAGATTCCATAATTTCTACTATTTGTTTTGCGTGTTCATTTGATTCTACAGATATATCTAATTCATCATGTATTTGTATATGAGGAATAATACCTGCTTCACTCAAAGCTATTATGGATAGTTTAGTCATATCTGCAGCTGATCCCTGTATTAATCTATTTAATGCTTTGTATGTTCCAGCTCTTTTAATTCCAGGACCATATTCTGCAATTGCTTCCTCATGTGGTTTAGGTAAACCTTCTCCCCATGTAGTTGGTTCCCAAAGATCAAAATGACAAACTCTTCCACCTAATGTTCTAATTCTTCCTGATTCATCCGCTCTTCGCGATACCGCTTGCATTAATTGTTTTATAAAAGGAGCTTTTTTATGATATTGAGCTATAAGTTTTTCCGCTGCTTCTTTCATTAAACCAAGTTCAGCCATCAATTTATTCTTACCCATACCATACATTAAACCTAAATTAATTGTTTTAGCTTGTAATCTTTCTATTCCAGCCATCTTAGCAACAGCAGTATGAAAATCTGCTTCACCTGCTTTATATGCATCTGCAATCTCATCTATACCATCTAATTTTTGTAATTTAGCATAATGAACTAATATTCTTGGTTCTTGTTGCGAATAGTCAAATACCCCCCATTTATGATTTTGTTCTGGAATAAATAAAGATCTAATTAATGGACCTAGTTCTTTATGTCTTACAGGTATCTGTTGTAAGTTAGGGTTAGACATTGAGAATCTTCCTGTAACTGTTCCACCATCATCAGATCTAATTTGATTTATATCTGCATGAATTCTTCCTTTATGAGAATGTTTTACAATTGTATCTATAAAAGTTGTATGCGCTTTATTTATTTCTCTTGCATAAGAAATTCCTTGTGCAATTTCATTAGGATGATTTGATAAAAAGTTTTTTGTAAAACTTGGAGCACTTGTTTTTTCTGTTCTATCGTAAGGTAATTTTAAAGCATCAAATACTTTAGCAATGGAAGCTGCCGCCCACAATTCTACAGAAACACCAGTTAAGTCTTTGATTTTATTGATTATTTTATTTTCTTTATCTATTAATTGTTTCTTAATTAAATCAGCTTTTTCAACATCAACCTTTACTCCTTTAAATCTCATATCTACAAGACAAGGAAATAATTTTGATTCCATATTAAATATTGGCCAAAGATTTTGATCAGATAATTCTATACTCATTCTATGCCAAAGTTTTAAAGTTGATTCAGCATCTCTTTCTGCATACTGACCAACAAACATAGATGGAAGTTTCCACATATCTTTTTTAGCATCAATTCCATATTCTCTTGCAGCTGCTTGTAATACTGCTTCATCTTTACCTATACCAGCATACTCTCTAGCTAAATCATTTAATCTAAAACTCCATCTGTTTTCATTAACTAATGATGCAGCAATCATTGTATCTACAATTTTAACTGGTGGAGTTATACCCGATGATCTTAACCAACAGATATCATACATTGCGTTATGAAATATAAACGTAGCATCTTGTTTAAATAAATCTTGTAACCAATTTAAAACTAGTTTTTTATCCATGTTACCACCACCTTCATGAGCTATTGGATAATAAGCTGACCAACCTTCTACAGCTACTGCTATGCCAACAATATAACCACGACCAACCACGTTCCCCGATCCACGTTCAGTTAACTCTGGATCGCAAGTCTCTAAGTCAATTGCTATTTCTTTATGACCGCGAAGATCTTTTAGTTCTTCTGGTACTACCCATTCTGTTTGTGGGGTAAATAATATTTGTTGAAAAGTACGTGTCATTGAATCATTGCTGAAAGATATAATGCAAGTGATATTCCGTACAATGCTAATGCTATTCCCATCTTCTCTCCTTTGTTATTTATTTTTATAATCTCTTTCTAAAATCATTTCTAAATAATGAATTGCTTTTAGAACATCTTCTTTTTTACCTTTTAATTTATGTCTACATATATACTTGATTGCATTACCTTCTGCAAATGGTAAATCGTTTTCGTTAATAAATTTAGATGGCTGTATCTTCATTGTCTTATAATGAGAACCACCGACTTGTTTAAAAAATGTTTTGTTTGTCATATAGTGTATGCTTTATTAAAATCCCTAGGATCTACAATATGTAATTCTTTTTTAGCTCTTGTAAAAGCTGTATAAAATAACCTATGTAAATCATCCGGATCTTCATCTCCTTGTTTAATTGCGGATGCTGTAAGATCTAATAAAACTAAAACTTTTTCACGTTCGCCGCCTTTTGCGCCGTGGATACTTGACATAAGAATTCTTGGAGTTTTATTTATCTTCTCACCATTAGCTCTCATGTTACGAATATAGTTTTCTGTAATCGTATCAACACCTTCAAATGATTCATACCATACTTTATCTGTAAGTAAACCATGATTTTGCATACAATCTTTTATTGTATATTTCTCTTCAGCTTTTAATGTTTTAGCATCTCTATATCCTGGAGTTACATTAGCTCCTAAATAAGTATAAATGTTTTTAATCTGTAAATAATTTAATTCTTTACCGCCTCTAAAATCTTCCCAATTACTTAAAGCTAATAATAATTCTAAAGATAATGAATTAATTCCTTTATATTGATAATACCAACCCTGTAATTCACATAATTCTTTAACATCATTTAAAAAATGGTGTGCAGAAGCCAATACAAGCCATTCTCCCTGAGACATATCAACTTGAGTAATATCAGTGTAATATTTTAATAAACCAGTTTCTTGGCGTGGATTATAAGTTTTTTCATATCTATTAGTAACTTTAGATATAATTTTTTGTGATAATTCGTGTATAGGACCACCAGGAATGCGATAAGATTGTTTTAGCGTCTGGATCTCATCTACTTCATCTTTTAATGCTATAAAGTGATCTATATCAGCTCCAGCCCACTTAAAAATAGCTTGGTCATCATCCCCTGCAATATAAGTCTTTTCTGCCTTATTCCATATAGATCTAACCATTTCCCACTGTAAATGAGATAAATCTTGCGCTTCATCTATAAATAATACTTTAAGTTTAGGAGCTATATCTTGTTCAATAAAATCCTCTAATAAATCTGTAAAATCTTTCAATCCTTTTTCTGCTTTATATTTTTTAAGTTCTTGATCTAACAAAAATAAAGTATCTCTTTCTATATCTAATAGATTCCTTCTTGAATCATAACAATCTAATAAATCTATTCTTTTAACTCTAGCTGTATTTATTATGGTTAAATATTCATTGTCAGAATTAAATACACCATCTTCATCTGAATAAGAAGCTGTCTTAATTGGAATATTACATCTTATACCAAATTCTCTATAATCTTCTTTGCTCATCATTTTATCTTTAGTTGTACCTAACATTCTAAATGCAAGTGAATGCAATGTTCTAAAATAAATTAAATCATGATCCGCACTTAATCCAAATTTTTGCGAAGCTCTAGTTGCTGCTTCTAATGCAGCTTTCTTCGTAAAAGAAAAATAACCAATTTCTTTTGGTCTAATCCCTTGCTTTATGAATTCGTCCACCAAGTTTAACAACGTTGTTGTTTTTCCTGTCCCAGGCGGACCTAGAATTATAGTTTTCATATTTTCTCCTCATTACATTTAAATCAAACTCTAGTTTTTTAATTCTTTCTAAAGCTTGAGTATATTTTAAATACCAATTAATACCTATCTTCATTAAAAGTGTTGATCCTGATATTTAGTTTGTGAAACTGCAACATCTACTTTTTTCATAGCATTAATTTTAACTAATCTTGGTTCTTGACCTTTAATCTTCATTCTAACTTCAGAAACAAATATTCCCTTATCTTTTAATTGTTTAATTAAATTACCTGTTTTAGCTTTATCTATTTCCCAATTATTCTTTTTACAAAAATTATAAAAGTCATCCATTCTAAAATATGTAAATTCTCTTTTATCATCTGTATATGGAAGTTTATTAAATATATCATCCATCGTTCTTGCATTTTGTCTATTAGTAGTCCAATCCTGCAATAAAGATGTTATTTGATTAATTGGATCTAAAGATTCTAATGGTTCAACAGATTGTAAATTATCCATTAATGGTTTTAAATAATACTCTCTCCAATCTTTATCTTTTAATTTTGGTATTACTAAATCAGCTTTTTCTAAAACTGCTACAGAAAATAAAATTGGATTTGCTAAATGTTCTGCTTTTAATTCAATTCTTTTTTGAGACTCTCCTTCTCCTATACTTAAAAAATATTGTGGTGGATTAGAATTATATTTAGTTAAATTATTTAATATAGGCATAGCTTCTTCTTCTGATCCTACACCAAATTTTTTAGTTCTACATAAAGACGCATTACAAACATCACTTATAGGCGGAAGTTTACATCTATATTTATCATAACCTTTTTTACCTAAAGATTTTATTAATTGTTGAACTTCTCCATTAGGTAAAGGTGGAGTCATATACTTTAAATTAGCTGCAACGACTTTATCTTGCCAAATATCTGGGTCCGATTGTTTAAAAAATATGGCAATATTAAATAAAGCGTTATTCCTAGATCCTTCGCCAAAGCCGTCACGAGCTAATCTATTTAAACATGGTGGTCCATCTTTAAATGCTTCTTCTATCTTCGTTTCTTTGATTTCAATTTTCTCAACTTCTTCTTTGCTTTGCGCGTAAATATCATAGAGCTTATAAAATTCCTCAAGTGACATAGCGGCGCCATTATCGTCAAACGCATATCGTAGTCCTTTTGTTTGGTTGTGGTAGGGAAGATTTAAAAAATTACCTGTGTCCCCACGTTCCACAAGTATTTCCGTTTGCTTTGGAAATATCTCAACACCTTGATATCCCAAAGAATCAGAAATTCTTTTTAATGTAGTCTGCATTAATGCAGCTGAAATAAATTCTTTTGTAAATAAAAATATATGTGCTCCACCTGATTTAGATCTAAATACTATTAATGGAAGTTTTAAACTTCTAATTTTTTGTACTAATTCTTTGTGGTTAAGATTATACTGATCAATATCAATGCAACCCCACTTACAATTATTATTTTCATTGATAGGAATAATACCCAAAGCAGGATCAACCCCGTTAAGATGATCTTCCCAAAGATTATCCGTGATCGGCTTTCTAATAATAAATGCTTTTCCTTTTTGTTTTCCATTTTCTCCACGTTCTCCTTTTTGATATTGTCCATAGGCACACTGAAGCCCATTAAATATTTCTTTAAATTTTTCTTTCATATAACAATTTTAGTTGGAGCCCCAATTAAGGGGCTCCGGTTATTTAACTTAGAACGGTACGTTCTCAGTTACTCTCTCTTCTACATCAGCTTTTGTTTGCACCGATCCTTTTCTGACATCTCCAGCAAAACCTTTTGCACTAATGTACAAAGATTTATCTTTAGTGTCTAAAATTCGGTCTTGTGTTACTACCCAACCGTACCAACTACCTTTATCATTTTTTTGTAAGATAGATGCTAAGTTGTATACAACACCATGCATTGGAGGAACTGCAAATCCACCTTTACCGTCAGGGATCTGAACAGTTTTCATCATTGCGTTCCACTTCTTGCTTACATTCAACTGAGTTGATTTCATGGTAATTAAAGCCGGAGTAAATCCTCCAGATTTAGTTTCTACCATTACATAGTAAGAAGCAGTCTCTTCAATATAATTACCATTTGGTAATCTAACTTTAGATCCTTCTCTCTTACCTGTAGCTATCACTGGACTGTTAGGTAAGTGAATCGCAACCGGAGCTGCAGATCCTTCTCCCCTATCAGACCATTCTGGATAGTCTTTTTTATAGTAACAAGGAATTACTTTAATTCCTTTTTTACCATCATACAGTTCATTCGTAACTGTATTATAAATGTTGCCTGGTTTTGCACCTGCAACATATTTAGCATCACCTTCTGTTACTTGAGGTGATAGCTGTCCCAATATTCTGATGAAAGGTAACGCAAGATCTTGTTGCGTCATATTTTCAAAACCTTTGTCTAGATCATCTCCAAACAAAGCTACAGAACCATTGGTTACTGTCTTCTTAACCATCGCTTCATTAGCCATCATTTTTTCTCCATTATTATTTACGGGTTATTTTAGTTGTGTCTTTAATCCAAGTACTAAAGACATCAGAAGGCATGTCGAGCCCGGACTCGACACGCTCCTGAAATAGGGCTGTCAAAGTATTCCAAGCCACATCAGATTTCTGGTGTGGATTAAAACCATTTGACGCCGCAAGGTCAAACAATCGTCTGGCCTTGTCATCTTCGTCACGACCGAACGTAACAGAAACATTATTTTTAATAATATCTCCTAGTCCGTTCTCACGAAGCCATTTATAAGCATCTTCCCTTCTTGCATCATCTTTGGGAAGAGTACATCTGTATTCTCTTTTGACTGTTACAGATGAACCATCAGCTAATTTTAAAGAACTTAAACCTTGCTCCGCAAGAAGCTCAGGTATAACTCGTTCACTAATATCTCTTGCCATTGCCTTTAAATTATCAACATGTTCTTCAGCTCTAGCAATATCATCCTCTAAAGCTTTTAATTTTTGGCATTGGTCTGCTATTGTAGTTACTTCTACATTGTCTAGAAGATCAGTTGAATCTTCTAACATCATTTGTTTTACATCATCACTCATATTATTCTCCTTGTTATCCTTTCTGATAGAGATCGAATTCTATTGGGTAATATTTAAACTCTCTACGATCCCATTTCAAGAGGTTAAATTGGCCATTGGTCATATCACTCGCAATTGCACAGGAAATACCAATGACCGCCGGATCTCCTGTAAGCAATATATAATCTTGCTTCGTAAAATCTTTCAAGTTCTTTCGCATTTTAAATACGAAAGGTGAAGCATTAAATGCTACTTGATCGAAGTAGGCAAGACATATAACTAAATATCCAAAATTAGATGCACTTAATATATTTATATTAGCTGGTGGATGCTGCAACACATATACAAAATTTTCTTTAGGGTTTTCTTTTTTAAACTCTAAAAACTCTGTAAGACTTTTGTCTTTATATAATTCAAATATTTTATTTTTCATTCTTTAATTTTCTCTCTTGACAAATCATATAATGATCTTTATTTGTTATGTCAATAGAAAGAAATAAATTATTTATGGTTAAAGATTATAGATTTAAAACTAAACCTTATGCGCATCAAATTACCGCATTAGAAATGTCTTGGGATAAAGAAGAATTTGCATATTTTATGGAAATGGGTACTGGTAAATCTAAAGTATTAGTTGATAATATGGCTATGCTTTATGATAAAGGAAAAATTAATGCGGCGTTAATTATAGCACCAAAAGGTGTTTATAGGAATTGGTTTTCTTCTGAAATACCAACACATTTACCTAGCCATATACAACATAAAACTGTATTATGGACTGCTTCAACTTCAAAAGCTAAGGATAAAGAGTATCAAGATTTATTTAATATAGACTATAACCTTCACATCCTATTAATGAATGTTGAGGCGTTATCTACTCCTAGAGGATATGCTTTTGCTAGGAAATTTTTAAATTCACATAAAGCTTTATTTGCTGTGGATGAATCTACTACTATAAAAAGTCATAAAGCTCAAAGAACTAAAAATATAATTAGTATTGCTTATCTTGCTAAATACAGAAGAATATTAACAGGATCTCCTGTTACTAAATCTCCATTAGATTTATACACACAATGCAAATTTTTAAATGAAAATTTATTAGGATTTACTTCTTATTTAACTTTTCAAAATAGATATGCAAATATGGTTAGAAAAAACTTTGGCGGAAGACAAGTTTGGGTAATTAATTCATATCAAAGATTAGATGAATTATCTGAAAATTTAAAACCATTTTCTTATCGTGTATTAAAAGAAGATTGCTTAGATTTACCTGAAAAGATTTATATTAAACGAGAAATTGAATTAACCGAAGATCAATTAAAACATTATTCTACCATGAAAGCTACAGCAATGGCTTTATTAAAGGGGGATATTGTAAGAGCTCCTCATGTATTAACTCAATTAATGAGATTACATCAAATCACTTGTGGACATTTAACTACTGAAACAGGAGAAATAGTTGATATTAAAAGTAATAGAATAAAAGAATTACTTAAAATATTAGAAGAAACAAATGGTAAAGCTATTATATGGGCTCATTATGTTCATGATATTGAAAAAATAGTTAAAGCAATATCAACTGCAAAAGATGAAGAAGGTAATCTTTTATATGGTCCTGAATCTGTTGTATCTTATTATGGTCAAACACAATCTGAACAAAGACAAAAAAATATAGAAGCTTTCCAAGATCCACGATCCCCGGTCCGATTTTTTGTTGGCAACCCACAAACAGGCGGGTATGGTATTACACTAACAGAAGCTAATACAGTTATATATTATTCTAATGGATATGATCTTGAAAAAAGATTGCAGTCAGAAGATCGCGCGCACAGAATTGGTCAAAAGAAATCTGTTACTTATATAGATCTAATTGCGGAGAAAACTGTTGATGAAAAAATCGTCAAAGCTCTCCGCAAAAAGATTAATATTGCGTCTGAAGTATTAGGTGAAGAATTAAGATCTTGGATCTAACCAATCATTTTCTTCTGAATTGTAAGGTATCATTTATTAAACTTATAAATAAGATATAAAGTTACAGCTAAACCAATTATAAAAATTAATGATAATTGTAAAAGTATACTCATTATTTTATATTTATTTTTTTACCTTCTAAAATTTCAGGATTTTTAACACCTAATTTTATTTTTAAAAGTCCATCAACCATTTCAGCTTCATCTACTATTACGTCAGATGCTAACTCAAATTGTTTAACGAATTTTCTAAGTGCTAATCCTTTTTG